CCATAATTTAAAACCTCGTTTTTTTATTTTTTGTATTGGCTCATAATCTTGCTAAATGGATCTTCAGGATCACCAAGTACGGAAGAACCAGTCGCAGGCGGAGTTGATTGTGCGGCCTTTTCAACCTGTTCCTTAACTGCTGAATCGACTGAAGCTTTCAACGTTTCAACGGCACTCTTAATCGCATCGGCATCACCTAAAGCAATAAGTGAATCGGCCATATCTGTTGGTAATCCTTGTGCAGCCAATAGATCTTTCGTGCTGTAAGACAATTCACGTTTGTTCAATTCGGCTTCGCGTTGTTTGAATGCTTCGTCACGTTGCTTCTGTTCTTCAGCTAATTTATCGGCAGCAGACATTTTGGCAAGCTTAGCACCTTCATTTTTGGCATCTTCAATCGCTTGCTTTTGATCGGCTTCCCACTTAGCTTTGGCCTTTTCAATTGCGGCAGCAGAACGCTTGTCAGCTTCGGAATCAAGTTTAGCTTGTAATTCCTTTTGTGTTAACGTGATTGAATCTTCCGATTCAGTTGATTCAGTATTTTCAGTTGTTTCGGTGCTAGTATTATCTTCTGACATGGTAATCCTCCTATCCCGACACGAACAATTGATTTTACAATCCCAATTACGCTATGCACAATCACGATCAATCAATTATTCCCATCACGATGTTTTTTATTTTTTAATTGACAGCAACCCAACTACATAAACAATTAGGCTGTTCTGTAATCATTCCATCGGCCTCGTTTAATGTATATTTCTTGCCATCGTGCGGCATACAAATACGACAAGCGGCCGTATTGGTAACCCACATGACTTTAGTATATCCTAAATCTTTTGCGTTATCAATTCCTTGCTGTGACATAACCCTAGCACTTTCAGTCCGTAGCAATCTACGTGCTTGCATTTCTGTTACATTATATCGATCACGAAGCAATTTAGTTTGTGATACCGGATTCGTATGTGCGAGTAACGCTTGCTTCATAATACGATTGACATCATTCTTTAACGCATCTTGGTTAGCCCATATCCGATCACTCCAATTAATGCCCTCAATTTTACCATCGACTAATTTTTTGATTGCTGCTTCCGATACGTCAGCCTTGACATGGTACATTGAACTGACTTTATCAATCACTAACTTAGATTCACTTTTGAGTTTATCAGATACATGGCCGATCAATCCAATTGCAACCGCAGCGGCCGCAACATACGCAGCATACATAATCAATTCATCATTATTGGCCGGTGACTTGATTGACACGCCATTTTTAAGCGCCTGCTGATTAACCATATTGGTTAGTTCGCTGTCTGGTAGTTGTGAATCATTGGCTTTCGTATAATCTTCGTATCGTTCGTTTAACGCATACCAGAACGCCAATAAGTCTTTCTTGGATCCATTGACTATTTTTCTAATCTCGGCATCACTCTGAGATTGATTAGCTTTGCTGTCCGCGAATTTCTTCATCAACCTGCGGAGCTGTTGTATTTGTTTGTCCGTCACTATTCATTACCCCATTCTGATCAACTGAATAATCACTGCTGTCTGATTGTTCTTTCATCATGTCAACAATGTCTTGTGGGTTCGTTACGCCAGGCAACTGCTGATACAAATATTTTTGTGGCAATGTTGCTCCAGCTTGAACCAACGCTTGAATTTGGCTAATGCTGTCGGCTGGTAAATTATCACGGAATGTGAACGTCAATTCTTGCGGATCAAATGTCCAATCACCATGGATTGAATTTTCAATATCACTGATAATCTGATAACGTGCATACAATCCGCGTTCAAACATGCGGCGTTTTGTGCTTGCCAATTCAACCGTGCCTAATACTTTATACTGCATAGCTACACCAGAACTGTTACTTGCAAAGTTCTCATCGGTTAAATCAGGTGTATGGCTGAATTTATGAATATCACCAGCCACACGTTTCTTATACGCTTCTGATCCCACCACATCATACGACTTGTTAATATACTTGGCATCAACTGTCGTTTGTGTACCATTAACTGTCATGCCTGATTTTAGCAATAGCATGTTGGAATCTTTCATTTCCTTAATCAATTCTAGCTTATCTTTAGCGAGTTTCACCATTGCACCTTCATCGTTAGGATCAACGGTGTTCATAATATCCGATCCTTCGAACAACGTATCAATATCGCCTTGGATAATCAACATGGCTTCGTTTAGATCAGTCATGTAATTTGCTGTATCTGATTGTGCAGCATCGTAAAGATCAATCAAAGGCAAAACATTTTCAAAATCGCCTAAACGAAAATTACTATTATCGAACTCAACAACTGGGAACGTTGTGATTGGCTTTGCTGTATCAACCATCATCTTTCCCATGATTGGTGTCGGCTTGTAAAGTGTATACGTATCAGAAGTCCATGTTTCAGGAACATAATTAATTGTTGACACTTGGTTATCATCTACCAATTCGATCTGATGATAACGCACGGCCATGATCGGCTTAGGATCGACATCGGTAGAATAAATAACGAACGTGTCCAGTGGATCGAGTTTCGCTAAATGTTCTTCGTTATCTTCACCACGATAAACATATTCATAAGCCCGACCATAACGTGTCATGTCCAAAAACAAATTGTAATTTTCTGCATCAACATCATTGGCCTTATTAAACGTGTCGAATCCATTGTTATTTCCATCTTCTGGCAATTTAATGTTGATTGGATTACCAACTGAATAAGACGTTTGGAAGTCTGCAATATATTTTGCAAACGAGTGAGTAGCTCGGTGATCGGCCTTACCATCTTCATGCCGTCTTGATTGTTTATCAAGAATATTTCGGTTGTACCCTTGATAATAGTCATCCAATGTTTCTAATCGTGGCCGTTGATAATTAAAATGATGCGTAATAAACTTCATAACTTTGTCAGGTGTTAAACTTTCCAACGATTCTTGATAAATCAAATTAGCTTGCTTGTGTTTGGTTAAATCATAATCCATGCTAAGCCTCCTATAATCCTAAGTTCTTTAATGTTGACACGCGTTCTTGATAATTCATATATTTCCCAGCACGAACGAACATGTACTTCTCAAGCGCATAACGTAAAGCATCGATCGCGTGGTTATTAGCGTCCTTTGGTTTGTTCAGCCAATTACCTTCTTTATCCTTATCGTAAACATACGTGTTGAATTCTTCCATCAATCCTTTAACACGCGGATGTACAACGAATCGATATGATTGCATGTATTGGATTCCTTGAATAACGCTATCTTTACCTTTACCTGATGGTTTGATATTAGGGACACGGTGCTGTTGTGATAATTCAACGATCATGCGTTGTTCAGCACTATCTGCTGTAATCGGTAATCCAAACGCTTTGTGGTTAGCCAATTCTTGTGCAATCTGGTTCGTCAATAAATGCTGCTTATAGAACTCATCGTAAATATAAACGATTCGGTTGTCCTGATCTACCGCAATGAACTCTCCAGCAGTTGGGTCATGCTTGAAACCGAAATCCAATCCAATCGACTTAGGCAGGTTAGCAATCTCATCATAAGAAAAATCACGCTGTTCAAACAATCCATCGAATACCAATCCTTCGGCAATACCCCATTCACCTAACACGGCCACCCGTGCACGGTTTGGATTGCGTACCAGCATCTCTTTTAGTGAATCAATATATGCCTTGTCCAAGTAATTGTTGTCTTTATAAGTTGTTGTAAATGATCTAGTGTTTGTTCGTTGTGTGTCTTTATCGAAGAATTCAGACTTCAGCCAATGACGATCTGACCACGGGTTAAATGTCAATATTGATTGATAAAATCCATTAGGGTCGTCCAGTTCTCCACGCATAGATTCTTCAACCGTATTGAATCCATCTAAAGACTTCAACTCGTAACATTCCTCGTGCCACGCACGGCATAATTGACCTACTGTCGGGGTAATCGATGTAATCTTTAACGGATCGTCCATTCCTTTAAAAAATATCTTCTGACCAGTGGGCTTATAGGTTACTTCCAAAGGTGACGTTGTCCACTTGAATAGTTCATATACGCCTAATGACGCTGCAACCTTCTTTAGAGTAGCAAACGTACTATCTTTGTGAGTTGTAAAATACTGCCTAATTACCAGCCAATTTACATACGGCCGTGTGATTGTATCAATGATTACTTTCTCGGCAGCAGCATATGACTTGCCAGAGCCACGAGAGCCTTTGTAAACCAGATACCTTTCTCTGCTATTGAACATCGGGTAATATGCCTTAGAAACGATGTCAGGCACGTTTAAATCGATTGTACTAGCCATTCACATCACCGTCTTCCGGAAGATGCACATTTACGATCACTTGGCTATCTGCCGAACCGTCAGCCTGTTTTACACGTAATTCCGCGAGTTCTGCATCTGCCTTGATTTTACGAGCGCGTTGCTTTTCAATTTCCTTGCTCTCGTTTTTCAGCTGACCGCCTAACTTAAACCAAAGCTCCGCCGCATTGACCTGTTCTTTAAACGGAGCTGGAGCAATAGTCGTTTCGTTGGTTGTTTCTTCTTTTTTTAAATTATCAATCCGAACAAAGTCATGACTGATTGATCTGCCTGACGCGATCCGATAGATATTTTTTAGAACTTCGTCTGCATCGTCAGATTCTTTTTGTTCAACTTTTTTAGTTTTACTTGAAATATATTTACTGATTCCAGCATTTTCAAGTAGCTGCTTAGTCGCATTCCTAGCTGTACCTTCAGCATATCCAGCAAATATAGCTGACTGGTAAGCATTATGAGTTCTGATCCACTCGTTAGCGAATTTACGTTGTTGAGTGCTTATTGACTTAGCCATACATAATCACCCATTTCTACCACC